ATAATTTTTTGTTGTTCCTTTACTTCATAATATTTTTCAATTAAGGGGTTGGACATTAGGCCCTCACTCTTTTCATATTATATCACAAACCAAGCGATTTTTTAGCAATTACAAACTCTCGAACTAAAGAACTTCTTACAATGTCATCAATATTGAATTCAATTTTTTCAAAAGAAGGCATTACATCAATTACACGCATAAAATCAATAATACCGGTCTTTTCACTCATTTTGACTAAATCACTTTGTTCAATGTCCCCAGCAAACATAATTTTAGTATCTTCACCACATCTAGAAATTATAGAAAAACTTTCGTGTGCTGAACAATTTTGTGCCTCATCCACAATAATAATACAATTATCTAAAGTAACTCCTCTAATAAAAGAAGTACACCAAAAAGAAATTGTATTTTGTTCTTTTAAATTGCCATATAACATCTCAAAATCAACATCAGACGGCATTTGAAACATATATTTCACCATATTCTTATAAGGAATTTCAAATAACGATTTTTTATCTGATTCTGATCCCGGTAAAAATCCAATTTCTCTAGTCTGAACTAAACTTCTTACAATATAAATTTTTTCATAAGGAGTTCTTTCATCCAAAACTTCTTTGAGTGCCTTATAAAGAAGGCAAAAAGTTTTTCCAGATCCCGGAACACCGTGAGCAAAAATATTTTTACCTTCATCAAAATACTTAAATAATAATTTTTGATTGTCTGTAAGAGGTTCTATATCAACCAAATACTCTGAACTTAATGGTTTCTTTCTCTTTGCCTGTTTTGCAGTAAGACCAACTCCGATTGGTTGGTCCGAATTGCTTCTCTTTCTTCTTGCCATTTTAGAGTTTCTTTACAGTTGATCTTGGTGCCTTACTTGCATTTTCTAGGACAGTGTTCCACGAAGGATGTTTATTGATCAATTTATTCCTCCACTCACCAACCTCACCGGGAGATGGACAAGTAGAAGGATCTGACCAGTCACGAATCCAGTCAGAGTTGTCTTTTTTCCACTGATCCCAGTCGTGGATGCTCATTTCCACTTCTTTCTGTTCGCCAGTGGTCTTATGAATAACGGGATATACAGGCATAAAATTATAAATTCAACACAAAAATATTTAGACCCATTCCAGAGATCTTTCAGAAAGTTTTTTTATATGTTCAGAAAATTTATTTAACGATAAATCCATTTTCATAGTATTGCATATATGACAGCAAGATACGGAATTACTAGGAGTGTATCCAACATTATTATCTTGCCTATCTATACCCCAATGGGAGAAAGGAATACCAATATTACTTTCTCTTAAAATTGGAGGTTCTCCACAATAATAACAAGGTTTTGTTATTATATCAAAATGTTCTTTTTTTGTTAAAGACCACTCTTTTCCCCTATGTTTGGCAGATCTTTTGCAATCACCATAAACCTTGTTATGATAAGATTCTATTGTTTTTTGTTTTTTTCCAGTCTCTTTAGCTCTATCAGATCTAAAGCACCCACAACTTTTACTCGTTCCTCTTATTAGATAATCACCTCTAACTAATTTTTCTACTCCACAATCACATTTACATAGAAAACATCTAACAGGACGATTATTTTTTCCAAAATATTGAGTTGTGGGGGAAGAAGTGATGACTCTCCACCTATTAAATTTTTGTCCCACTTTAAAGTTAATTGCTTTCATAGATATGACATACACTATATCTATTTATACATTCACTACATTACAATATCCATTCTTCTTCACCACCCAAAGCTTCATAACAAACTGGAAATTGTTCAGCAAAAACTGCCTTACAAGCTTTTGCAATATCCATATGCTCTCGTTGAGTTCCTGATTTTTCTCTCAAAGCAATATATGTTATCCAACTACGACAAGAGCCACTCATATAGATCCTTGTGGGCGTCGCTAGGGGCAATACAAACCTTGCACACTCTTTTGCTACTCCTGCCTCTAGAAGACGCTTGTAGAGGTTGTTAGACTGCGTAAAAAGTTCAGCAATTTCTGTTTGAAACTTCAGTTTTACATAGTCACCAAGATCATCAGTGGAGTTTTGGCGATTTTTAGTGTCCTGACGACGAAGATCAGGAATAGGAATATTTTCAGTAATCAAGTTAGTATCAGCATATCGTTGAGAAAACTCTTGAAAAGTAAAAGACCTGTGACGAAGAATCTGTGCTGCAATACCCCGATTCGTTTCAATCTCAAGAGTCATAAATGCCTGCTCAAAAACAGACCAATGATTGTGCTTAATACAATAACGTAGCAGACCTGCATAGTTTTCAGAATCCTGATTCGCTGGATTAGAAACCCTAGCAACATATGCCATTGTTTTTTCTGCATCTGGTGTAACACTAATGAGTTTTACGGTCATTTCTTTCCAAATCCTTTTGATGTTTGTGCCTCAACTTCTGCAAGTTCTTTTTTGACGACTCGCAGTTGTTGTTTGATTTCTATAATTTGTTCATCAGAAAATAAATGCTCTTGCTTGAGCATTCTTTCCAATAGTTTAACCAGTTGTTTTGCTCTACTCATTCAGAATCCTCAAAGATTTCGTCGTAATCCAGTTCTTTAGGTCTAATATCATCATACTTATAAGCAGACACATCAGAATAAATCTCTGCTTTTAAGGAATCAACCAAGAGTTCCAGATTACGAACAATTAGTTTTAATCGGTCTTTGTCCATTGGGTATCATACTCTTCGGGTATTTTATCACAAAAAAAGGAGGGAATCAACCCTCCTTTAGATCAAGCAACTTGCGGTTGCTTTGCCATATTCAGTTGTGCAATTTTAAGAAACTTTTCTTTTTTTGCTTTGAGTTTAAGATAACGAACGAAGTAAGTGTTCATTTTTGCCCCTCCTTTACAAACTTAACTCCACGATAGGTTTCGTTGTATGCTTGAGGTTGTTGCTGTTGTTGTGCCTGTTGTTGGCGACGAACTTCGGTGTCATATGGGACACCACGATATACGACTTGTGCCATTAGAATTTTCCTCCAGATTGAGATGATTAATCCCGTTCCTTTGGGCGGTTTGCGTTCGCTATTTGCGAATAGCGAATGAACGTTCCGTTCTGCCGTCCTACTTGCGTCGGATTTCTCCGATGAACGTAATGTATATATTACCATAAAACTCAAAAAGTAGCAACCGATACTAAAACTGTATCAGCACGCTACTTTTTTAAAAAATCATCGTGTGGGATTTTTTGCCGGAGATTTTTTTACCCGATCTGGGAAATCACTTTCGCTTTTTCTTTTCAGGTGATTTATATCCCCAGAGTTTTGGATTGATTGATCCATAACCAAATTCAATACTCTTTAGATTCTCACGAAACTTATCCCAATACATATCAAACAAACGAAGTTTTGAACCACGAGTCAGATCAAAACAGATCTTATTATCAACCATATACTGCACAATGTAAGCATCACTAGGTGCTTCTTTTGTGCAGACTTCCGCATAAGAACCATTTTCAATCATAATGTCACAACCATAACGTGACTTACAAGTTTCTTTTTCTGCGGGAGTCCAGTTTTCCATAGATTGTTCTGTTCCTTGTGCTCTTTCTACCACATCACGAAGTTTGCTCAACTACGACCTCCCCACTGAATATCAGGATATGCCTGCGAAATAATTTCCTTTGTAATCTTATACTTTGTATCTAGTTTCTTATCTTTACAGAGACAAATAATTTCTGCTTCCAGTGGATGAAGACCTTGAAGAGTATTGATAAACATCGTCTCTCTACGCATTGAACTCAATCCGTCATTACCACCTTTGATAAAATTATAAAACTTGGTATATTCTTTGCGAATTGAAGATCTTCCCTGATCTTGAGAACCCAAAGAGTTTGATCCAAGTTCTCCCATCTTTTCAACTGCATCAGTAATCTTTTCACTCAAAGTTCCCTTGAATGAATCCATTTCATCCACAGCAGCGTAAGGAACATCGCCGGGAGGAAGTGCTGAAACAATTGACTCATCAAAGTTCCAAATAAAGATTGCCTTCAGACAAGGATGTTCAAACTTTTGCAGTGCTTCAATTTTTTTAGCGTTGCTTCGCTGTTTAATTACAATGTTCAGAATCTCAAAAACAAAAGGATTTGCAGGAAGATCTGGAATTGGTGCTTCTGCAACTTTTGGTTTAGGAGCAGTTTTTTTAACAGCGGTTTTTGCTTTTGTTGTCGTTGTCATATGATTAACAGAATGTTGAATTATGTTGAAGTTATTTATTGATTATGATTCGTCCTCTTCTTCCATCTCAAAGTCGTCTTCAAAGTATCCTTGCTCAAATCTTACGGATACAATTTCTTGATCAATTAACTCACCATCCTTATCATAAAACTCTGGATGATAAGCAATTTGTTTTGGACCTTCTTGATGAGTCATCATATATTCACGACCTACCCAACCAATAACCATTCCCATTATCAGAAACAAGATCGTTAGAAAAGAACCAAAAACTAAACTGATTGCTAACATTTGTTTTCTCCGGGAAAATTACTTTTTCTTCCTTGATTTTAAGGAAAATTCAAAATAGATAGTGACTTCCCGATTCAGAAAGCAAACTATCTTTTCAAAGATA